GTAGAGCGATTCCTATTTGAGAAGCTAAAGCTCCAAACCAATGCAAAAACACAAATATTTCCAGTGTCCGTCAAGAACGGACGAGCATTGGACTTCCTTGGCTATCAAATGTGGCCCACTCATCGACGTGTAAGAAAAAGCTCAATTTCCAGAATTTACCGAAAAATAAGGTTTATGAAGAAACAGTACAGCCAGGGCAGGATTGAGGCAAAGCGCATCCAGGCATCCATTAACTCTTGGCTTGCACATGCCTCTCACGCAGACAGTCTAGGCTTACGAAAATCAATACTCAACAAGGCTGTTTTTGTTAGACAAGAGGACAAGAACACAACCACTACTGTTTTATTACCCAAAATAGAGGATTTAACCTAATGCTTAAGCTTGTATCAAACCGAAACGGCGCAGAGATTCACCAGCTCGAAGTCACACAAGATGGATGCACAATTACACCCAATATGGATGGTGTTGTGGATCTAATCAAAGACCTTAATTGCGACAAGGGAGAGATCCTAAACGCACTATCGCAATTCAACCCTGATTACGTGTGGGCAGTCACCTACGAAAAACCGCCATTAAAACCACTAACACGCCGTCAATTCCGATTAGCACTTGTCATGAATGGCTTTGCTCTTGCTGATATTGAAGCGCTTATTAATCAAATTGAGGATGGCACACAGCGACAGATCACACTGATTGAATGGCAGGATGGAACCGCATTCGAGCGATATTCACCAAGCCTTTTAAAAATGGCGGAATTAATGAACCTCAGTTCACCCCAAGTTGATGAGCTTTGGTCGCAAGCACTAACACTTTAATGGGGTTTTGATATGACATTAAACAGTGATTTTCAGAAACTGTATGTCGATGGCCTGATTACGCTGTTTGAACTGGATGCTCGTGCTTTAGGTGCGGGCATTTTACGTTTTCATGGCCACATTTCTTATGAAGATTGGGAGCGCATTTACAGCTATATCGGATCAGATGGAATGCTCGGGGACGAGGCTCAATTAATTGGTGAAGTGTTTGAAAACACTGAGTCAAAAACATGGTATCGCAACATCATTTGGCAAGGCGAAACTTTCGAGCCGATGGCGCTTGAAGTGTCAGGTCTTGAGATGCGCTCAGATGGTAAAGCTTCAGCACCAACTTTAAGCATGGCGAATAATATTGGCGGCATTCAAGGCGCTGTGTCTGCGTACTGCTTACAGTTTGGTGACTTTGCAGGGGCAAAGCTCAAAATCATTACCACGTTAGCTAAGTATCTTGATGCTGAGAACTTTAGCACTGGTAATCCGACAGCTAATCCAAGTGAGAAGCGAGAGCAAATTTGGTTCATTGAACAAAAGACTTCTGAAAATGCTCAGCAAGTGACGTTTGAGCTTTCTAATCCAGTGGATTTTGAAGGGTTAAAAATACCAACACGACAAATCTCAAATTACTGCAACTGGGAATATCGAAGTGAAGAATGTGGCTACATCGGATCTGCAATGTTTACTGAAAAAGATGAACCAACAGATAATCCAGCTTTAGATCGATGTAACTACAGAACGTCAGGCTGTCGTTGTCGAGAGAATGAGCTTCATTTTGGTGGATTCCCTGCATCTTCAATGGTGTAAAAATGAAATTAAATAAAAAACTAAAAGCAGCGATTCTATCTCATGCTGAAGAATGTTTCCCCGCAGAATGTTGCGGGGTTATTGTTTCTGGTGAGTATATTCCATGCCGTAATGTCGCTGAAAAAGGTCAGTTTCAAATTCATCATGAAGACTTGGCTCATGCTGAAGATCAAGGTGAGATTCAAGCCTATGTACATTCACATCCCAATGCTACAACACGTGCTTCGGATTTAGATTTACTACAAATTGAACTTCATGAAAAGCCTTGGGTGATCTGTGCTTGGCCTGAAATAGATTTCCAAGTCTATAAGCCATGTGGCTATAAAGCGGCACTCATTGGTCGTGATTACCACCATGGATACCAAGATTGCTATTCAATAATTCGTGATTTTTATAATCGTGAATTAGGTATTCAGCTGATTGATTTCGAACGTAAAGATGATTGGTGGAGTGATAAAAACCACAAATCCCTTTATTTGGAAAATTTAGATGAAGCTGGATTTTATGAAGTTAGAGAACCTCAGTATGGTGACATGTTGGTGTGTAATGTTGGCCGTACAGAACACCCGAATCATGCAGTGATTTGGTTGGGTGATCAGTGGCAATTAAAGTCAGAAGAAAGCACAAGTTGTTTTGGTGGACCATTAATCCTACATCATCCTTACGGTCGAAAGTCCGTGCGTGAAATCTTTGGGCAACAATGGCAAGAGCGAGTTGTCAAAATTGTGAGGCATAAGAATGCTTAAAACAATCAAATTATATGGCGTACTGGGAAAGAAGTTTGGTAAAGAATTTCATCTAGCTATTGAAAGCACCCGTGAAGCTGTAAAAGCGCTATCAGTCCAAGTGCCTGGCTTTGAGCAATTCATGCTAACAGCTCATGAGCAAGGTCTTGCCTTTGCTGTCTTTCAAGATGATGAAAATATCAGTGAGGATCAGATCGACTTTGAGACTGGCGCCAAAGTTATCAAGATTGTGCCCAAAGTCATCGGCGCGGGTGGTAATGGTATTTTTCAGGTTGTTATCGGAGCTGTTTTGATTGCAGCAGCTTTTGTTACTGGGGGTACTTCATTAGCAGCTTGGGGGGCTTTGCAAGGTGCTTTAGTTGGCGCAGGCGTTGGTATGATGGTTGGCGGCATAGCACAAATGATGATGCCCCAAGCGGATACGCCCCAAGACGAAAACCAAGATGGAAATAAGCCTAACAAGGGCTTTGGTGGTGCAGTCACTACAATCGCACAAGGCAATCCAGTTCCGATTCTTTATGGTCAGCGTGAAGTCGGTGGATTTATTGTGAATGCTGGTCAATTTGCAGTAGATACTTTTAGCTCTGCGGATGCTGGTTACACAGGCGGTGGCAGCAGCGGTGGAAAGAAATAATTTAAAAACACAGGCGCAATGAGCGCCTTTTTTATTGTCTGAGGATAAGTATGAACGCAGTAATTAAAGGCGCAAAAGGCGGTAGCAAAAGCCAAAGACAACCAAAAATTGCAAACGATACAACCGCTTCAAAAACCTATGCACGTTTACAATATGGCATGAGCGAAGGGGAAGTTGAGGGCTTAGCAAATGGCTTTAAATCAATCTTCCTCGATGACACGCCAGTTGAAAGCGATAGTGGCGCAAGAAACTTTCAAGATGTCACCCTAGATTTTCGCTCAGGCACCAATGATCAGACATACATGGAAGGCTTTGAAAGCATTGCTTCTGAAGCTGCTGTTGGAGTTGAGCTTAAAAGTGATACGCCTTGGGTTAAAGGGATTACCAATCTTAATCTCGATGCCGTAATTGTAAGGGTGCGTTTTGGGGCTTTAAAAAAGCAAGACCCAAGCAATGGCGATGTTTCAGGTATTGTTATTGATTACTCGATTGAAGTGCAAACTGATGGAGGGGCATGGGAGTTAATGCTTGACACTAAAATGTCAGGAAAAACTTCACCAAATTATGAGCGTACTCACCGTATCGGCTTACCAAAAGCCAATAATAATTGGTTGATTCGCGTCACACGTAAAACACCAAATTCAAGCTCTGAATATGTCAGCGATAAGATGTATATTCAAGCCATTACTGAAGTTATCGATCTTAAACTTACATACCCAAATACCGCAGTGATCGGTGTGCAATATGATGCTGAAACATTCTCGAATATTGCCAAAATCGCAGTTGATCTAAAGGGTGTAAAGATCAAAGTGCCGAGCAACTATGATCCAGTGAGCCGAACTTACATCGGGATATGGGATGGCACATTTAAACGTGCTTATACCAATAATCCAGCTTGGATTTACTATGACCTATGCACCAATAAGCGATATGCACTTGGCAACCGTTTAACCGAGCAAATGATTGATAAATGGTCTTTATATCGTTTAGCTCAATACTGCGACCAAATGGTGAATGATGGCAAAGGTGGTCAGGAGCCGCGTTTTACCTGCAATGTGTATATTCAAAGTGCCGAATCTGCTTTTGATATTTTAAGCAAACTAGCAGGTGTATTCCGTGCAATCAGTTATTGGGACGGCAATTCAATTGTCTGCGATGCTGATTTACCGCAAGACACTTATTTCACTTACACTCGCGCCAACGTCATCGATGGGCATTTTGAATATTCAGGCACTCGTGCGCGTGATCGTCACAATGCAGTCAAAGTCGCTTGGGATAATCCACAAAATCGCTATAAGACCGAATATGTGTTCGTGCGGGATGAAGCGGCGATTGCACGTGATCGAGGTGCAGTCAAACTGCTTGAGTTAGAGGCGTGGGGTTGTACTTCTGAGGGTCAAGCGCAACGTGCAGGGCTTTGGGCATTAAAGTCTGAGCAGTTAGAAACTCGTACTGTATCTTTTAAAGTCGGCTTGGATGGTTATATTCCATTACCAGGTAAAGTGATTGAAGTTGCAGACGAGTTGTTAGCTGGTCGTGCCAATGGCGGGCGTATCTCTAAAGTTTCTGCAAACTTGCGCACCATTACTTTAGATCGTGATGATGTGGTGTGCCGTGCAGGGGATAGATTGGTTGTAAACGGTGAAGATGGTAAAGCGCAAACTCGAATCGTGTCATCAAAAATTGGGCGAAATGTCACAGTCACAGTGGCGTTTGATTCTGTTGCTGCGGAAAATGTTTGGGTCGTTGATGCTCAAGACTTAAAAACCATGAAGTTCCGCGTCATGAGTATTACTCAAGATGAAAAACATCAGTTTTCAATCACTGCACTACAGTATGAATCAGCAAAATATGATGCGATTGATTTCGGTGCATTCATTGATGATCGTCCAATTTCAATCATCAATCCAACGACTCAAGCACCTGTCACCAATGTTTTAATTTCATCTGAAAACATGGTGCAGCAAGGCTTGTCTGTTGAAACCATGCTGATTACTTGGGATCAAGCGCAAGGTGCCACAAAGTATCAAGTCGAGTGGCGCAAAGATGATGGTAACTGGATTAAGTTGCCGATTTCTGGCAGTAACTCGATAGAAGTGCAGGGTATTTATGCGGGCAACTATGAAGCGCGTGTTACTGCGATTTCGGCGTTTGATATTGCCTCTCTGCCAACATATTCAA